TTATCAGGACGTTCCCCGATCCGAGTATTCAACCCGTTCCACTGGCCCAACACGCCCGCTGATTTCACCCATGCGATACAACGTCGAGCATTGGCAGAATCAACCCCAAGACTTTCGTACCGAATGAATTTAAACCCCAGGAATTCGTCAACTTCGCCGTTGACCAATGCTCGCACTGTGTTGTATTCACTGGATGTCACTTCCGTGGTTTCCAGCAAATCGGTGCGCTGTTTTGCTGTAAAAGCAAAAAACTTCTTGTCGCCCGGATCATTATGGGCGGCATCCAGCGTTTCGAGTGCTGAACGTAACTTGGTCACAGTCAACCCGGCACTGCCAGAGGCAATTTGCTGATTGGTTGTATCAAACGCTGTGGTTGTGCCGCCATTGTTCCCAGTTTTTGCAGAACCAAGCAAGGCGTCACGGATCACCGTGTTGATTTTTCGCGCCCAAGCCGACCGCATTGCCATTGCATAAGACGACAAAGGTGAATTCAACATCCGCAATTCATCTTCATTGTCGATTGGCAACGCTAACGTGTAATCAGTTGGGAAGATCCAGCGTTGCTTGTGTTCGATTTCCGCAAACAACGTATCGGCGTTACGGGTGGTTTTTGTTTGGAATTCGACCTCACCAAACTGTTTCACCACCTGTGCTGATTTTGACCCGGTGTAAGAGGCAACATTAACGCCTTCCAACATCACAGGTACAGATTCTTGCAGTAACAATTCGACATTGGTTGTGAATTGATCCGCAAAATGCGAAGGAATTTCATAAGCCATAACAATTTCTCCATAGAAAAAATAAACAAACCAAATCTAAAGAGGCTTGTCGATCTACGGAGAGATCGGGCCGGAGTCCTGCCAGCAACCCAATTCCGGCCTGGAATGGTTATCGGGGGTTGCTGTTACTGCTAGTCGGTTAAGACTTCATTGACCGAACTATCTTCTTTTGATAATTCGTTGTCAACCCTTTTGCCAAAAAGTACATACTTTTCAAGCACATCCGCCTTTTCAACAATCGTATCAGGATTACCTAACCCGATACGATTTGCTACTGGCAACATCAATTCCATGATTTTAAGCCGAACGGCCCGTTGATCAGCGTCCGGTACTTCAGGTTTTATTCGTGGTCTTGCCATAACCGATTATCCTTTTGGGTTTTTCAAAGCGTAAAGTTCATTCATACGCTGCAAAGAAACTTTGTCGCCTGCCATATATCGGCCCATGAACGCTGAGTCATTTCGTAATTCATTGATTTTGGCCCCGGCCTCACCGGGAGTCATAGTATCAAAGTTCCGGCCTTCCCCACGTTCAAACGAGTGTTCACCCATCTTCGCGCCGATATTTGCCAGAAATTGACCTGTTTTTGCTCGCCCCCATGTGGACTGCATTGCCTGGACATCTTCAGGTGTCAGTCCAAATTCCGCCGCCGCCCGATCTGCTTGCATCATGTTTTTGTCAAACGCCGCNCCCCAATTGGTTCGCANCGCATTAAGTTCTGTTTCCAGCTTGGCTGTAGTTGCTTCANTTTGGGCCTTACCAGCGTCCACCAAATACTGAGCATCCCAGTTTCGCAAGTTCCCCGGCTTGTTTGGTATTTAACCCAATTGAATGAGCAAATTCTTTAAACGCTTTGGTGCGCCCATCATCGGCGGGTACACCTTCCGGCAAAGTAAAATCCCCATACCCATCGGCATTTTCAGGTCGGCCCAATCGCGCCCAAACCCTGTCCCACTCTTTCGGATCAGCATCTTGGGACGGTAGCTTCAATAATTGATCGGCTGGCACACCCACATGCGCCTCAAGCTGTTGGTAACTTGTCAGCATCCCGGCGGGATTTTCCCACCCTTTGTTTTGTACATACCCTGTTTGTTCTTCTGATAATTCGCCCCAAGGGGTAGCACCTGTGTCACCATCACCTTCAGCCATTTTCATTACTCCCAATTCTGTAAATATCCCACAATTCTTTATCGCTGATTTTCAAGTGTTGTTGAATACGCAACCACACTTGCCGCCTGCCTTCTAACTTGTCACTCACTCTGGCATCGCCTGTGTGAGTCGTTTCACAAGCATGACAAAATCGAGCCAAGTCACGCAATACTTGTTCCCCGGCTGGATTGTTAAACGTCTGTTTGTATTTCGTAGATCGGCGCGAAACAATNTCACGCGCAAGCTGAATTAAATCCATTGGTTATTNTACAGCCTTTAAAATNCCTGCCGCCGCTGGCGCAGAGTCAATCAATTGCTGNGTTTGTTGGGCCTGATTGCGNCTATCACGAATNGCCTGNACCTGTTCNAGCGTGTTTTGCCAGGATGCAGGTACAGCNTTAATGTCCATCATTGCAGGCATNGCCTTATCAATGTTGATCCAATCAAACGCCGAAGGGTCTTGTGTTACGTTGGCATGTGCTGTTGCAAACTCAATTGAACGAAACAATCCCCCTGCTTCTTCCGCTCGAACCGCTCTTGCAAGGGGGTTGTCATAGACAATCTCAAACTCGCCTTGTGCCTCAACTAATTCGGGTGGCAATGGCGGTAAGCGGCCCTGTTGCGAAAGAATGTCCAGTTCACGTTCAATTTGTGGTGATAATGCTTCGGTTTCCTGCCGACCCATTGTTGGGGCAAGCAATTCGCCTTTCTCCTTAGCAAGTTGCAATACTTCAGTCGCCGTAGGTGGAGTTTGACCCCTACGTTCGACGAGAATTTGAAAAATGGTAACGAGAAAAACATCATTGATTACCTTTTGTTCAGCTTCCATCATTTTTTCATTAACGGACAAATTGCCTACTGGCAACGTGTGAACCAAAGGCCGACCATCTTTGTTCACGCCACCGAAGTTTTCAGCCCCAGGACGCAATGACACACCATCCATCATCCCATCATCATGAATCAACAACACCGGGTCAACGGCTCTATGTCCTTGTTTTAAATGAGTTTTTTTCTGTTCATTCAGGGTTTTGATGGAAGGCAATGCGGTCATTGCTGGTGAACGCCCATACAATTCGCCGGGTGTTGTTACATACCGGGAAATGGAATATGGGAACGTCTGAAAACCCCCTTCAGACATCAACACCTTTTCATCAACACCCACATACAACGATTCAAAAGGCATCCCCTCAAAATCGAGTCGAAACGGGTTGACGTAGCTACGGGGTCGAACACAATGGATAATTTCAAACTTGTCATTCATTGTGTTGGGTTTTGATGCAGCTTTGCGGATCTTGTCCGGTACATGCTGATACACACCATCTTCGTGTTTTTGCATGACCTGTCGCGCCGTTTCTTTGTACCGACGATAAGCAGAATCAACAATGCCTTGATGATTGGTGTCAAACGCTACCTCTGCCAGATGAATTGCACGATAACGCAATCCCCCTGAAACATCCCCATCAATCCACAACGGCGCAGTGCCATACGCGCCCAAAGACATGTACCGTTCAAACTGTTGGGATTGATGATTTGCTCGCGGTTTTCTACGTTCAAACCAAAGGATTTCATTCAGCTTTTCATAGTAAAGCCGAACCCGCATGATCTTGTTCAGTTCATAGTTTGAGTTTTTCAGCGTGTGCCAAACGGAGTGATTGGGCGTGAGCATGGATTCAACAACAGATGCAAATCGCTCAAGCGCAATAGCCCCGGTCGCATCCACTTGTTCTTTGGTTCGTTTTGAGCCTTCTTGCTCAAAGTTTGACCCATTGGTCAAAAACTTGGATCGGTGTCGCGGCAAAATCCGGTCAGCAATTTCCGCCAAGTGAGACTCTAAAGTAGACCGATCCCGAAACAGTCGAGTGGTTGTCTCCACAACTTCTTCAGCTTTTGTTTGCGCCATTTAAAACACCATGTAACCGAACAAAACCCCGAACAAAAACCCGACAATAAACACCCCACTAAGCAACCCCACAACAATCCACATCGGATCAACCGGAAACAATTTCACCCCAATAACACCCCGGATGCTGTGTTGGCTTTTTCGGTGATCCCTTTACCACTGGTCAAAATGTTGGATGCTGCCCCACTCGCCAAACGCAAACGCTTACGTTCTTTAAGTGCTTTTGCCGCCGCTTGTGGGTCATCCTGTTGGATTGGTTCAGGAGCAGGTTGTTGAACTTGCTGAACAGGTTGCTGTTTACCACCACCACCAAAAAGTCCACCCATTTGAAACGCCCTCACCCAAATAAATTGTAGTCCATCCCTGAAGCAACCCTTACCCGGCCTGCCCCATGATGTCGGATTCGTCCGATATTAGCACGACCAATGTTCCTGTCAAACGTCAAAAACAACGCTGTTGCCCCATTTGGCGAATGATACCCCCTTTTTTTCAATGACTTAACAGGTTCCAGCTTCAAACGCCCACTATTATTGTACTCATACAGGGGCGCTGTCATATCCGTATGCAAATCTTCATCAAATTTGCTGATCATGCCCCCTCTTTCCATCCACGCCCGGCCTTTACCCCACAATTCTGTTCTTCGGTCGGCCCATTGTTCATCATCATCGGCCTTGCCCCCGGCGGCGACCTCAATCACCCGGTAACGCATCATGACCATAATATCGCACAACCCACCCCAACCCCATCACCTTCAATAAACACCGCATCCGGTGAGTGTTCGTCAATGGCTCGCGCAACCACTTGGGGCCAGTTCCGTCAAACGGCCTTTTGGCACTCGAATGGGTTTAATTGACCGGGCATCATACCCACGACGAAAATAAATTTCGGCGTTATCATCNCCCATCCGTGCCGGGTCAACNCCCATCACCAACGGCGCACCCGGATCTTCTTCCAACTCCCGATTACAACATTCATCCACCAACCCGCGCCCAATGAACTGATTATCACCTTGTCGTGGAAACTGACCGTAAACCTCAACCCGCGCCTGATCAGAATCACCACCATATTTTTCAATAATATCTTTATAGATTTGCTGGTCATTGTCTTTGATGGTTCGTGCATCAATGGTTTCTGTGTCCCATTGGGCGCGATTTAAATGAAAGCAATTGAAAAATTCACCAGAAGGATTTCGTGGGTTAGAGATCGCAACCCAAATTCGTAACAACGTAGTGTCAGTAAAATAGCCTTGTGCAACAGGCCAGATGTTCGACGCAATACCGCTTGCTTCATCGAACAACACCGTCATGCCTTCCTGAGAGTGTGGGCCAGCATAGGCGTCTGGATTGTCCTCACTCCACAACCGGGCTTGGATGTACCAATAACTGCTATCGAGTTTCGTTGTGCGCGATAACAAGTCAATCAACCACTCAGCAGGTCGAATTGACATTGCATGAGTATCAAACCATCGACTGTTGATCGCCAGTGTTGCCCACTTTTTGATTTCAGGAAATGTGGTGTCCTTTAACTGGCCTTCTGTGTTGGCTGAAACAATTGTGGTTGAACCAATTGTGGTAGAGAACGTAAACAGGCCCAACCACGCAAGGAACGCTGATTTGCCAATCCCCCGGCCTGATGCTCTGGCAAGGCGGATCATTTTTGGCTGCTTGCCCGCCACCACTCTACGGCGGTTTTCTTTCAGTTGTTTCCCTATATCAATCAAGGCTTTTTTCTGCCACGGCCTAGGGCCAGACTTGTTTTCAAGAGGTGTGCCTTTTTGCTTCCATGGAAACGCATACATCACAAACCCATAAGGGTTATCTACAAAATCTAAAATTTCTTCAATCAATTGCCCTTCGTCTGGCAAAGGTGTTTGCTTGGCTACCATACTGAGTACCTATACAGGTTGATTTGAATTTTCAAAAAATTATAGCAGCGTGTTGGGATAGGGTGGTAGAGAGACACCGCGCGGCCGCATTTTCGCCCCCCGGCGCCCCGGCCCCCCCATGCGCGTGGGCGCGTGTGCGCGTGGGCGCGTGTGCGCATGGGCGCGTGTGCGCGTGTGCCCATGCGATAACGCGCGAACATCATTAATCCGCCAATCCATCACTATCATCTGTTGTCACGTTGTCCAGCGTCACAGCGTCACTAATGATCTCAAGTGCCTGGACTGGCGTGACATCAATAGCGGCTTGGTTAGCGCGTGATCTTGCGTCAATCATTGCTTGAGCCAGATCCACGGTTAGCACTCCAGTGATCGTCTGACTAACTTGTTGTGGAATACAGCGTGACAACAAAGCGCAAAATGTTTTGGGATCTGTGAGTGCAACAGTCTCTAGGTATTCGACACCACCAACAGCATCAAAAGCGTGTAGCACTGCATCATGGATTTTGATGGTAGATCGTTGTTTGCCGCGGGGTTTACCGCGTTGTTTGCCCACTAATTGTGGCGGTTGAGGTCTGGATTGAGTAGGAATATCGTGCAATTTCAATGACTTAGCCTATTATTGAAAAAAGCACAGACTAGCACAAAAATCATTAACAGTAACAATGCTAAATCGACTATTGGCAATTGCCAGCAGGCCAAAATTCCTGTATTTTCAACCCCGCAACACATTATTTCGAAACACACAAACACAAGGAATAAAACATGAACAACTCAACTACATACACAGAATTGAATTCAACTGGTATCGCCGAGTTAATCAACTCTTTAGGTCCAAAGGATCAGCCGATTTTTATTAGTGGTGCGCCGGGGATTGGAAAATCAGAATTGATCAAGTCTCTTGACGAAACAGTTTACGATTACCGTGCTAGTTACCATGACCCAGGAGACGTCCATGGTTTACCGTTTCGTGATGGTGAATATATGGGATTCCTGAAACCAAAAGATATTCCAGAAACAGGCAAAGGAATTTTTTTTGCAGACGAATTACCAAACGCGCCCAGAGCGACACAGTCTGCACTATTGCAGTTAATGTTGGATGGTCACGTTGGTGAATGTCATTTATCCCCCAATATAAAAAGAGTTGCAGCAGGTAACAGACTTGAAGATCGCGCTGGGGTTAATCCTATGATCTCAAGCCTTGCGGCAAGGTTCACACATATTCACATGGTCGCGGATTTAAATTCATGGTCAGAATGGGCAATCAACCACGACATTAATATTAAAATCATTGCCTTTTTAAGATTCAGACGCGAACTGCTACACGCTTTTGATCCTGATCAAACTGTAAGCCCAAATCCCCGAGCATGGTCTTTTGTAAACAACCTCTTGAACAAATCATTATCAGAAAAAGTGCTACACGCGGCAATCAACGGCACAGTAGGATCCGGTGCTGGCACAGAACTGATTGCCTTTATGCGAATTTGGGACGATCTGCCTAATGTGGATCACATTCTCATGAATCCGTTACAGTCAGATATCCCTTCAGATCCAAGCGTACTGTATGCGCTTACAGGTTCAATCGCTCGAGCAGCAAAACCGGATAATCTGGACAACGTGATTAAATACCTAGATCGCTTGTCTGAAGAGTTCAACATTTTCGCAATGCAAGCAATCCAGAGTTTTGCAAAATCTCAAAATAATCTATCTGCAATGCAAAACAATCGCGCATTTGTGCAATGGTGTATTAGCCACCAGGATGTGATCTTATAAATAGTCTGATAGTGGTAGCAGGTTGAACAGTTCAGCCTGCTATCGCGATCAGACTAATCTGATCGGTACACAACACAAAAGGATCAAAACAATGACTACTACACTACAAGACAAAACAATGCTCGCGGTTTTATCAATCTCACAATGGAGTGCGCGTAAATTTGATAAAAAGGCGACACAAAAAGTATTGGATGAATATTCAGCTAATAGTGACGCTGGCAGGTTTAATAAAAAATTGTTATCCGGGGACGCACTGAAACAAGTACAAAAGTCCGCTAATGAGATACGCACAACTCATTATCAATTGACGCTGCCTTGGTCTGATAATGGCCCTAGGATTTTGCCAGTCTCGCTGTATCATAAATACTGCGATGAAATGCGCACACTAAAATCAAAATTTGATGATGATGTCCGAGCCTTTATCAGTGAGTACCCGCATTTAAAAAATATGGCGCGGTTAGCTTTAAATGGCATGTTT